ATAATTACTTAATGGAACACTATCTGGAATATTATAAGTCTGTCTATATGCTTTTTCACCCAAAGGTGTAGTAACAAGAGCTTCGAATTTAGCTTTTTCTTCAGCTCTACGTTGCTCTATAAAGTCTTGCATTCTAGTACCGCCTGCAGCAATTGCAGATTGTAGATCTTTTTCTATTTCTTCATGTAATTCATCTTGTTGATTGAAGTGTTCTACAATTTCTACAGTGTCATCATTATAGTAATCAATCTGCTCATCTATCTCATCATCAGTTTTAATAGATGTCTTTTTCATACCAAAACGTTCGGCCATATTAACGCCTTCATACCACATATAAAGAGCCATTAACATTGAGAATACCTGGTCATCGTGCGTGCTAGCAGAGTGTTCTATCTTACCATTACGCTTAATCTCCATACCTAATAATTCATTATAGATAATTGGAGATATGATTTTATCTTTATGATTTTCTACACGTTCAAGTAATATATCAATAAGAAGTTGTCTGATTGCTTTGGTAGATGTAAGTCCATATACTTTTGTACGAACCTTTTGCTTATATGAATGAACACCATCTTGTCGTTCTTCAACAACAATATCTTTTATTTCATAATAAAGATTTCTCTTAAGACCCATCTTCATAAGCTTAGCTATAACAGTAGCACCGAAACCACCGTTTCGTTCTACATTGACGATAGCATTAGGCATCCAATTCTTAACAATAAACTCAATACATCTTGCCAAATCAAGAGTACTAATATAATTACAGTTCATACAACCAAGTACTTTGGTTGACAATGAGTCTACTACAGTAATGGTTGAGCTATCTTGTTTATAACCGCCAGATACGTCGACACCTATCAATGCAGGGTAAGTTCTAGTATCTGCTTGGAGATAAGTTTCAAAGCGATATTTACCAAGTAAGTAAACTTCGCTAATTGGCTGTCGTAAAAGACCGCTGATTGTGTCAAGATCTTCTTCTTTAAATGGTGAGTTTTCAACACCAGTAGCCCATTCAAGCAAGATTTCTCTTCGAATATCCGGCCATGAGTTTTTAAGAAGTTTACATACATCATTAAACCATTCTTCAGTACAGCCTAATTGCTGATATGTGTATTTAATATATATAAAGTCTGATTTGGTATTTGCATTAATAATACTAATTAATTCATTATAAGTCTTATCATACCAAGATTCACTAAATTTAGTAGCCATCTCTTTAGTATGGTAAGCTTCCTGACCTTCAGGAGTTGTCATAAAGCCAGGTGTTGTTGTTATAACAATACCATGCGGAGCACCATTTTGTTTTGCTATCATAGAAGCTGTCTTAAATGCAGGAGCTGCATTCATGTAGATTACATCATTATATGGTAAGAAGCCATACTCGTCATACCACATGAGTGTAAGTGTCTTACCTCTAAGTAACGATGCCGCTTTAGCTTTATTAGTAGCTGAAGCATATGCTTTAATAGCATTATTATTAAATGGGTTTACTATTTCATTAGTATTATTCTTACCCTTATCTACTTTACCATCTGGTAACATTCTTTCTTTCATAATTAAGTATGGAGGTAAAGTATCTCTAATATCTTTAAGAGTCTGTAAGTTATCCTTAGCACCGTCCATGTTCTTATGTAAGAAAGCCATCTTAGAGTTTGTAGTGCCAAAATTATAAATATATAATAATCTAATCGCAACAGATACAGTCTTACCTTGCTGACGAGGAATTTCCTCAAACACATTAAGGTTTAAACACATACAAAAGTTTAATGCAAGATTGGCTCTAGTTAATTTATACATTCTTGGTTTACCAGATGAAGGAACTCTTACTACTTCTCTGATGAAATACCAATAATTACATAAGCATTCTCGCAATACTTTTTGTTTATAATATGAATTTAAATTAGGATCATGAGGATCTATTCCATCAAGATCTGGATCAATAAGTGTTAACATGAACTCATTATTCTTAATTCCAATAGATTTAAGATAATGATGCATATCTAAAAAACTTTTATTTTTAGTAGTTTTTTGAGCATATATAGTTCTTATTTGTTGAGGTCTTTTTCTAGGCATAGCCTGAGGGGGCGGTTGACCTGGATTTACCACAGCTCTACCTGGCATTATATTACCGTAGGCTGGACCTGCACCCATCATATTAGGTGGCTGATTATAAGCCATTTTATTTTACCTCCTTTTGTTAGATTTTATTGTAATGTTTCGCCAACCTAAGCAAAATGGAGGAAATTAAATAAAAAGAAAAATATTACAAATATAAAATAAACTTTACTTTATAATAAAATCTATTGAAAGGAGACTATCAAAAATGGAACAAAAAAATTTACAATTGAAACTCTTGGATAACCCTAAATACTCATCAGGATGGATTGAAAATGCGACACATCTAATAGTTAATTGTGCAATACCTGAAGAAGTACTTAGCAATTTTGATACTGAGCAGTTGCAACTTTTAGTATCAGTATTTACATCTGCTAAAGAAAATCAAGAAATTTGGACAACTGGTTTTCTTAATACTGATCTTAATGCAACTCAGATGCAGATTCTTCTTACAGGTTATTCCCATGGTTTAACCACAGAACAGTTGCATCCGTATTTTAATCCTGAAATTCCTTATGTGATTTCCAACTGGGCTGTTACTGCATTGGCTGAAGGTTTTGATTTAACCAAGTATGTAAATGCTGGTTATAATAAAGATCAGCTTTATGAAATCTATGCCGGATTAAAGGACGGAGTTGATATTTCTGTCTATGATAATATCAATATTCCTGCTGAAAAGATGGCAATTGCTCATCATGCTATGGTTTTAGGCCTAAAAGTTCAATTTGATGAGAATAAAATACTGACAATATAATAAAGGTAAAAGTAAAAAGTTTTATACACTGTATAAGAAGGTTCTTTGTCTTTTATAATAAATTATAAAATGATTTTATAATTAAGATGAAATTGCCAGTAGGGTTATCCTACTGGCAAACCTTTTGCAAAAATAAAATACTTTATTGGAATTAGATGGGCTGTAATTACAGCCCATCCATAATTATGCATTAGTATCTTCTGCTCGTTTTGCTGGTCTTGGAGCATAAGGGTTTTCTGGTGCAGGTGGTTTAATAGTTTTATGCAATTCATACTTAAGATCTGATGACATTTTTTGATAGCGATGTAGTAATTTTAAATCGCTATATGTAAATTCATTTTTAAATTCTCTAATAAAATTTGCTCTTAGTTTATATCTTGGAATTATAAAAGCCCAACCAACTTTACTATGAAATTCTTTAATAAATTTACTAGATAGATTAAAACCACTATAACTACCTAATATAAAAATATATTTCCAATTAAATGGCATGTCTTGAAATTTTCTAATAAAGTCTTCATGCTTACTTGGCATACACTTTTTAATTTCATCCCATTCTGTAAGTGTATAATAAAATATATCATCCCATTTTATATTATTCTTAATATTTTCAATAATATTTTTAGGTAAATTTTTATATACTTCTGTAATAATATCATGCCATTTAATTTCATCTTTAAATTCCATAAGAAAATCTTCAGATAAATCCTGGGTATTTATTATGGTCGTCCAAGATACTTTATCTTTAAATTTCCTAATAAAATCTTCAGATAATTTATGGGTTGAAAAGTAATTATCCCAATTAATTTTAGCATCATCAAGATCAGTAATCAGTTCTTCAGATAAATTTTTATTTAATGATATTTTATAGCTATAATTAGAATCATTAATATATTTTTTAATAAAATCTTGTGATAGTTTTTGATGCTGTAGTATTGATTTAATTAAGTCCAGACCTTTAGAAGTATTTTTTATAATAGCATTTAATAAATCTTCAGGTAAATAATAATTTGTCACCATATAATTCCAATTAATAATTTCATATGATGTGTCATCAATTAAGCTTTGTAATTTTTCTATATTTATTTCTTTCATTTATAAAACCTCAATCAACCCAAATCAAATTTGTCTTCAAATTCATCAAGTAATTCATAAGATAATTTATCAACTGGCATAGCATCCCAATCTATTTTATCCTGAAATTCACGTATGAAATCTTCAGATATATCCTGACACATTGTTATGCCGGTCCAATTAACTTTATCTTGAAATTCACGAATAAAATCTTCTGATAGTTCTTGTAAATAAGATATATTGATCCAATCCACACAGTCGAATTCATCTTTAAATTCACGTAAGAAATCCTCTGATAACTCGGCGCAGATACAAAATAATTCTATTTCTAGTTTATCTTTAAATTCTCTAGCAAAATCTTCTGTCACTTTTAAATATTCTGCCTGTGAATATATTACATCTTCATCACCTTGTTGTAAATTATCTTTAATAAATTTTTCGGATTTTTCAAAATCCCATCTGTCAGTATCATTTGCTATTAGCATTTTATCATTTCTCCTTTAATATATTTTCCCATGTGTTATAGCGGTTTGAATTTAATATGTATTTAATAGATTCTAAATCTTCATCACGTTCGGCAATTAATCCATATGCGGAATTATAACATGAACATCCATTATTACGATAAACTAAAGATTCCTCATCCCAAGATTTTTGACGTTTAAGTTTTTCGTATTTTGTTTTGTATCTTTTATAAACACCACTACAGGATTTATATGCATCTTGATATTTTTGAATGTTTTCCCAATACACAAAACTTTTAAATTTAATAATAAAATCTTTAGATAATACCTGATATTGAGATATTTTTTTCCAATCGACTTTATATTTAAATTTAGTTATAAATTCTTCAGATAACTTCTGATGCTCCGATATACAACACCAATCTATTTTATTTTGAAATTCTTTAATGAAATCTTCAGATAATTTTTGGTATTCCGATATTAAATGCCAATTAACCTTATCTTGAAATTCTCTAATAAAATCTTCAGTAAGAGTATAGCATCCAGATATATCATCCCAATCGACATAATTTCTAAATTCTCTGATAAAACTATCATACAATTCAAATTCAGAAGTCATATATTCCCAGTCGACATAATCTTTAAATTCTCTAATAAAATCTAAAGATACATCTACATTGCATAATACGCTGGTCCAATCAAGATAATCTTTAAATTCTCTAAGTAAATCTATTGATAGATCACAATTTTCGCATACCAAATCCCAATTAATTTTATCTTTAAATTCTCTAATAAGATCTATAGACATATTTTTATATATATAATGCAAATTCCAATTAATTTTATCTTGGTATTGTATTATATCATTTTTAGATATATCTCCAATCATATTAATATAATCAAAATAATATTCTTCTTTATATTTTTTAACTAATACTTTTGATACATTTTGATACTTTAGTATATAATCCCAATTGACTTTGTCATGAAATTTTTCAATAAAATTATCTGATAATTTTTGATATCTTGATACAAAATACCAGTTATCAATTTTATCTTCAAATTCTTCTATAAATTTCTCTGATAAATCTTGGAATTGAAATATTGTATCCCAGCAAACTTTATCTTGAAATTCTCTAATAAAATCTTCAGATAATTTTTGATATCTTGATACAAAATACCAGTTATCAATGTGGTCTTTCATTTCTCGTATGAAATCTTCAGATAACTTTTGATATGTTAAAATGCACTGCCAGTCTATACTATTTTTAAATGTTCTAATTACATATTCGGATAATGTAAACTTCATAGTTAATCTATTAAAAGTATCAATATTTAATCCATATAAGTAATTAATATGCTCTTCATCTATTAAAAAATCATCGAATATATTTAATATTCTATTCCAATACACTGTGTTAGCTATATCTCTGGCGTATTTTTCAGCCTCTTTTTTAGCATTGCGTTTATTCTCGGCGTTTTTAAAGTTCATAATATTTATTCTCCTATAAATTTTATTAATAGCAATATCGACCTCATTTACTATCATTATTATAATATATAATTAAAAAAAATAAAAATACCATAGGGATTTCTCCCTATGGTATTAATTTAATTATTTATTTTTATTTGGATTTAATATATTATCGCAATTAGTATTAGTTAATGCTAATCCGGCAATAACTATACCATTAGCAATACCATTTCTTAAAAATACTTCATCTCGTTCAGACATAGCGTTTCCATTTAACTGAAATCCGTTTCTATATTTTTCTATAATCTCTTCTACCCTTGCTTCAATAATTTCTTCAATACTCATTTTAATATTCTCCTTTTAATAATTTTCTTTTATAGGATATTTCAATTCATCAATTTCATATCCTTTATTTCTAAATACATTTATAATTGGAATTCTTTCGCTACATATATTATCACATGATTCATGCACAATGAACACGACAATAGGCTCTTCATAAAAGTTTAATACATTTTTAACTTTATTACACATTTCTTCTAAGTTATTCATAAATATATTAAAATCTATACTATTTAATTGATTCGTATATGCTTTAAGAAAATCACAATTATTAGGATCAACTATTCCGGTTTTACAAAAACACATTCCAGGACCACGACATAAATCTTTGCATGTTTCTCCTGGCATTAGCATGGCGGATCTTACGCCATTAATAACTCCATTTTTATCTTTAAAAATATATTTTTGATCTTTATTTGCATGATACCATTTAGGATCCCATACTGCAGTGGATATAGGTATCATATAAGGTTTAAAAAATCTAATTTGATAAAAATAACTTACTGCTAATTTCATTATAATTTCTCCTTAATAAATTTATAGAGAGGGATTTCTCCCTCTCTATTTTATAATTGAATTATATTAGATACGTTAACCGAATCATTATTCAATCTCTTAAGCCCAATACTATCAAGAGGGAAGTTCTTAAGCTGATCGTTAATAATTGTAGTAAAGTCAACGAAACTCAACACCCAATCTGGAACAGCGACATCAGGTGGTAATCCTATAACTGTAACTTTAGCTCCAAGTATTGGATGATTTAGAAGTCTAACTAATTTAGCATGTTCTTCTGGATAAGTATCTTTGATTTTATCTACATTCTTTTTATTAACGTCAATCTTAATTTTAGTAATCTTATTACGTTCTTCAAGATTAATAGCAGGCATATCTTCATTGCGCATCTCATTATAAATAGTAGCTGCAAGAATACCATTTACAGACAATGGATCTTTATTATAACTATTTATAGCTGCTATATTATCAGGTTTATAATACTTGGTTTCTTTATTCATAATACTATTATAAATTTCTTTTTCAAATATTATAAGCTTTTTCATTACATTAACTTGATCAACCTTATCTGCAGTTAACACATCTTCATATAAAATTTGCTGTAATCTTTTTCTAACGTCGTCTGATAATGTAGTTTTATTCATAGGTAAACCCATTATTGCTAACTGGCTTTTAATACCTTTAGGAATAATATTACCCTCTTGAAGATTCTGTATATCTGCATAATTTCGACGACTCTCAGTAAGCATAACACGTTGGAATAAGAATTCATTTTTCATAATCATGCGACATTTAGTACCTTCGACATAACTACCAGAGAGTTTTGTATATTCTGCAAGATAATCCACAACAAGATCACTACATATATAAGCAATAATATTTATAATAGCATATCTAAGATTATCTTGAGGGACTAATACGCATGGTTCAACAAGTCGATCTAATTCAATAACCTCATCAGTATAGAAATTATAATCATATCTTGGTTCTACATAAGTGACCATTTCTCTTAATGGCTTATCTCCCCATTCATCTGCTTTGATTACTTCTACCATATCACGTTTCTGATGCTTTACAGGCATATCTATATTATAAACTTTATCAAGAATAAATCTATACCATGCATCAAATGATATAATGGTTGAGTCAGTATCACTTATAGCAACTATATCTCTCTGCATATATTCCAATCTATCTAATTTATCAATATAGAAATGTGGGTAATATACATATTCTTTAACCATTGATACTAAAGTATCAAGATCTTCTTTAATATTCTTTGGTGGTTTATTGGGATCCATAAATGGGTCATCAATTTCACAAAGTATTTTAATAATAAGATCAGTTACTATTGGTAAATCTACAAAAGTATATAAATTATTTTTATAATAAATACGATTTATATCTTCTTGAGATAATCCTCTTAAGTATTCCCATACTCTTGCCATTTCATCTTCAGATGGAACCCATATCATCATATCAACAGTATTCATTACTTTAAAGAAACATTCTTCAAGAGTTATATTTCTATCTAAAATATAACTATCAATAAGTTTTCTATTAGGTTTTTCATGTTCCACATTATTAATGAAAGTTATTATTTCATTAAGGTTATTAAATTTAATATTGTTAGCTAATAGTGATTCAAATAACATAATAGAACAACTGATATATGAACGTCCTTGCCTGGTAATTGCTTCAGCTACATAGATATTGTAATACAACGACGTAGGGGCACCCAATACACCATAGGTTGCATTCGCATTAAGTTTTTCAAGTAACTGAAAGAGATTATATCGTTCAAACATTTCAGTTCCTTTAGGATGCTTAAACATTTCCTTCTTATAAATTCCACGTTGTTCGATAAAACCCATAATCATTTTTGCAAGTGGATTATCTGCTTCTTTGTGCTTCTTAAATAAAACACCGCTTGATGTCATTATAGGTTCTAGTTTTTGGATATAGTTTATTATATCTAAAACTGTGCCATTGATTTTATTTTTTGTGTAATTATTTTCCAAATAAGCTGGTTTGTTTTCAAGACGATTTGTAATAGAATATTGAATTGCTTCTCTTAATTCACATTCGTTTAATAATGGAAAAGAACGTTTTAATCCATCTACCATTACTTGTTCGTATTCTTGAATAGCTTTAAGGCTCATAGCCTTCATAAAATCTTGCGACATTTTTTATTTCTCCTTTCAATATATTACAAATATATAATATATTTTTATTTGGAAGTTTAACCATATTTAAAATCATAAACATATTAATAAATCTTAAGTGCATTTATAAATATACTTAATTTTTTAGATCTAAACAAAATAAACTATTTAGGAGGTATATACCATGTTATTTGGAAAAGTTTTAGAAAGCGATGCTAATACAATTAACGATATTGATATAGCTGCTAATATTGCAGATCCTGAAACCGAAGAGGGTATGGATGCTATTGCTGCTGAAGTTGATGCAAATATGCAAGCTGCAGCTCTTGAAAGCGTTACATATTTCGATGGCGGTGAGAATGCTCAGAAATCATTTGTAGAATCTGCAGAAGTTCAGGCTCTTGTTGAGGCTAGAAAGATGAGTAAAAAGACTTTTGTTCGTCTTAACAAAAATGATGACTTTACTCGTCGTGCTCACTTAGCAAGCTTAATCCTTGCTCGTAATGCAAAAGATCCTCTCTTTAATAAACTTGCTCTTAACAGAGTTAGAGAACGCGATCTTCGTAGCCGCATTTTCAAGAAATATGAAACCAAAGCAAAAATGGTTGCAAAGAAATCTCAGGTTCAGCATATTAAGAATATGAAGAAAATGCCTGCACTTCCCAAGATTACTTTCTAATTTAATATTTCACTCTCTGTATAAATAGATAGCCGTATGGGGAAACCCATACGGTTTATTTATTTTATAATTTTATTCTTAAAAGTACTTTTTATTAATATGGATATAAATCTTTTTTAAATGTATATTATATCTATAATAATATAAGGAGGAATAAATATATGTCACAAACAACAACCACACAAATTCCAGAAACTTATCTGGTGAATTTTAAAAATTATTATATCTATGCAGATATGATAAAAAATCGTGAAACATGTATTTCAATCTATGTTCCTAAGGATATAACAGCAGAGAACATTGCAGACCATATTGATGGTATAGGAGCCATCTTAAAAGATGGTATTGATGAGGATTATATACATAATCTAATGATTGAAATTGCATGGGAGAATAACATATCTTGCAAATTATTTATTGTGGATTATTGGTTTAGTTTATTCATGTGGAGTATGGTGCTTAAAAACAATAATCAAATAAGACCTAAGCATATATTCTGGTCACCAGAGCTCAAAAGAAAAAATATTAAGAACTTTGTCGATGAATATGTGTTAACAAAAGAAAATAAGATTAAATATGGTAATGTATTTCTGAATAATAATATTTGCGATGGATTATGGAACTATAGTAATATAGAACATTTTTCTTATTATTTAGCAAATACAATTAATAATGAAGATGATATAGCACTCATGAAGGCAGTTCCTGCATATAGAGATCTGCTTCATGTATCTTTAGCCGATGTGCCATTTGACCAAGTTAAGGATGCTGGTATGGAAGCAACAAATAAAGCTATTGAAATAATCAAAAATAGCAGACAATATTTGGGTTATGACCATGGGCTTGCTAATAGTTTTAAAGCATCTGAAGCTATAAACCCAAGACAGTTTAAAGAAGCAAGACTTAATATTGGCACAAAACCAGCTAATGATGGATTGGTATTTGATCATAAGATTGACAGAAGCTTTACTACAGGTGGCGTTAATACGCCAACAGATTATTTTATAGAATCATCTACAGCTAGAAAAGCTCAGATTCTATCTAAGAATAACGTTGGTGATTCTGGTGACTTTGCAAGACTTCTTGGACTGAATAATATTGACACTATATTGAATCCAGATTTTAATTATGAATGCATGTCTCAGCATTTTATGAAGTATGAAGTAAAAACTGAGAAGCATCTTAATATGATTAAAAATAGATATTATCGTTTTAAACCTAATGGTATGCAGTATCTTGTTGATTATAAAAAAGATAAGCATCTTATAGGTCAAACTATATATCTTAAAAGTCCAATGACTTGTGCATCTAGAACTTCAGGTACAGGTATTTGTAAATGCTGTTATGGAGATCTTTTCTACACCAATATTAATATTAACGTAGGTAAGATTGCTGCAGAAATATTATCATCAATATTAACACAGATTCTATTATCAGCAAAACATCTTCTTGAAACTCATATTGTTGCCATGAAATGGTTACCGCAATTTCAAGATTTCTTTGATGTAGAATCTAATGCTATTAAACTTACAGATTTAGATGACATAGATCTTAAGAAATATTTTATGATTATAGATCCAGAAGATGTATTTCTTGTTAATGAGGAAGAAGATACTATATCATATGATGATGATGGTAATGAAATAGCTTTTGATATAGATGAAAATTCTGGAGTTTATAATGAATACGTTACCAGATTCTATATACAAACACCTACTGGTGAAATGATAGAATGTGGAACTCAAGATAATGATTCTTTATATATTTCAAATGAGCTTAATAAGCAAATTCGTAATAAAGCTTCTGCTGTAGATGGTAAGGTAGCTATTCCTTTAAGTGCTCTTACCGAAGATATATTATTCTATATCAAAATATCAAATGATGAGATTAGTAAGACTATGAATGATATTATTAACTGTATTAATAAATCTGATGTCACTGAAAAGATGACTAAAGATGAAGCCTTACAGACTCTTATTGATTTGGTAATAGATGGTGGACTTGATGTAGATGCTGTTCATCTTGAAGTAATATTGGCAAATCAGATAGTATCACCCGATAATGTATTAGCTAAACCTAATTGGAATAATCCATATACACAATATAAATTATTAACACTTGACCATGCTCTTGTTAATAATCCTAGTATTGTTGTATCATTATTGTATAAGAATCTTGGTAAAGTTCTCTATGATCCGCTGTCATATTCTAAGCATGCACCATCATTCTTTGATTTATTCTTCTGTGAGCAACCTCAGGTCTATATGTCAGATGGATTATTTAGCGATGATGTTAAAATTAATGATCCTGATAAAGGTATAGAAATGGTTAAGATTGTAGAAAAAGAAGGAAAATAAAAATGGAAGAATATAAATTAAATCATACAAAAGCTATAGTAACAATTTCAACAATTGAAGGTTATCATTCTGGAGAATTAGTTTCCGGAATGTCTTTTGATAATTTTTGTAGATTTCTTCAAGAATTTGAAGAAAATTATAATGATGGTTCTATATCTTGGCTTGTTAAACCTGCTAAAACCGTTTACAAACAAATATGGGGATGTCCTAATGGCGGAGAAGAAGTATTTGTTTTAGAAGCTGATTATACCGAGTATGATAAAGGTATAGATATTCATGAATGGAAACGAAATGTTTTTATACATGCTGAAGAACTTAAAAATCACTTCAAACAAAATACTATTAGAGTAACTTTTATTAATGGTTTAGAAACTACAATACTCAGATAAAAAGAACAGTTATCCCGTAGGGCGTTAACCCTACGGGATGCTGTCATAATAATGTGTATTAGGAGAAATATGCAATACATATAACCAACCACAGTCATATATATTACAATAATGTTATATTGCGGTTGATTTATTATTTTTTAAGAGGTGATATTAATGAATAAAAAATATATTGAAGTTGATAAAATTTCCTGGCAGTATTTGCCATTAGCGGTTATGCCAGACATGTTTGTAACTAAAGAAGCAATAAATAATATGGAACCTGCTAAAGTAAAAGAAGAAATATTTGCAGAATGGATATTTGTAAATGATAGATGTGGTTGTAGTAATTGTAGAATGTGTTTATCATATGATGGTAATGGCGTTATTATAGATATGAGTCATTTGCCTTTT